CCGGTGACCGTGGCATCTGTGAGTTTAACCCCCCACAGTATTTAGCCACGACGCGTTGTGCTCTGTCAGTTTGCGACGCTGATACGGAGGGGACCTGAGATTTTCGTCCCCCGGAGCTTGCCCTCGACGGGCCGTCCGATCCTCACTTTATGGAGTGGCGCGATTAAGCCAACTTACGTTCTGAGCGTGTGAGGCTCCGGTGTTGGGCTCAACTCTAAGTCCAAGAGGGCAGTATCTGGTTCACAGTATTGAACGCAGCTGCTGCGGGGGCAAATTCAGGCTGAACAGCGGCCACCGCCCCAAGAATGCCTGGAGCAAACTTGCGAACGGTACCTACTGCGCCCTTTAGCCATTTGACTAGATCGCTGAAGTGGAAAGGGTTCTCGTGGAACTGAGGAACAGTGATCATCAGTTGGAAGAACCTCTCAAGTTCTGCGGTCGTCATCATAGTTGGCTGTATGGCATTAAACCAGATGTCTATAGTCTCAAATTCAACCGAAAACGAGTAGGTGAAATGAGCTAGGGCACCAGGATAATACGAAGCCCCCCCCGAGTTGAGCGCCGGCTGCGGCGTGGAAACGGCGGTCAGCAACCAGCCATCTGGAGCGTAGAAAGGCGAAAACAAAGAAGTCGAACCCATGTAGGGCCCGGCATTAATTGAAGTGGATGCCGTAATATTCTGCGCGAAATTGGTTAACGCCGTCATTTTGAAGGAACTCTTAGTGACGGGTTTGTGAAATGCATAAACACCGAGTGAAAAGTCCCTCGAATCAATGCCGTCAGGCGTGAACCAATTATCCAGTCTAGTTGTGGAGATCTCATTTGAATAGCTTGAGCTCCTTGCCGAGTTGACCACGTAAGCTTCTGGCAACTGATGTTCAGGCAGCTGTAAAGTGACGACAAAGCCACCTCTAGCCAGCTCTTGCACATCAGGCGTTACCATGAGCGCCGCGCCAATCATCCTGACCCTCTGAATGTTGCCTAGCTTGTCAAAGATGCCAGGAAGGGGTCTGTGGGCCACCACGGGTGCTCCAAAATTTTGTATCTGGACCTTCATCCGTGTGCCGCCCGTACCGGGGTTGTTATAACCAACCAAGTCGAAGTAATACCAACCGGGTGATACGATCTTGATTATAGCTATGGCCGAGTCACGTACATCATATTCACTCAAGGCCACTGCAGTGTCCCCGTCATAGGTATAAGTACGAATGACAGTGTTGATCGTATTAGTACTATCCGAAGCCAAGTCAAACCACTCGAACTGAACGGCGGTGTAAACATTGGTGCCGGGATACTCGCCACCCACTTCTCTAACCCCATCACACCACACCACAGTCCTCGTCCTGTCATGGGTGTGTTTGGGAAAGTAAAGCTCCCCATTGGGCTGAAAGGGGGGGGTGTCAACAGTTGGTAGTGTCATAAAAACCGGCTTTACGGGGTAGATCGTGCCGCTGCCAAGTGGTGTCACACCGGTGTCTGCAGTTCTAGGCAGCACCATCCATGGTTGATCCACTAAGTTGCAGCTAAACACCGTATCACTATTCACATCAGGCGGGTCAATGTCGCTGAAAGTTACAAAGTTCATCTGGTACGCCGAATATGCTCTCTGCATGTTTGGTATGTACTCCATGATGCAGTTCAGCGGGTCACGCGAAACTGCAACCATGGTGCCTCCTGTTGACATGTACTGCCCTGACTGATCTGGTGTGCCGGGATTAAGTGGTGATTCACCAAAGTTATGCACACTAGTATAAAACGGGTTGCACACCGATGTCCTCGACACCATCGGCTCTGTGGTCACCCGACAGGTGGCATTTTTGGGCAACACCACCGCTGCGCAAAGGGATGAAAGTCTGGGATCCCCCTTACCAACGCCTTTTAGGTTGTATGAGCCGGCGCGGGTTGACAACCACTTGCCGTTTGTCTTGGTCTTGATAACAGCGTTTGGTTGCTTCTTGTGGCGTTGTAGAGTGTACTCCAGGGAGCCTTTGGGATGTGACGATCTCCCACGACTCCTTGAGCGACTCCGATTGCTGCTGCGGCGCGAACCCCTGGATGATTTTGAGGTTTGGCTGCGGGATCGCCTGGGAAGCGTTACTACCACCGTTTTGGAGGGCTTCCTGGCTCGATTGCGTTTGCCGCCTATAACTGCTACTACAGGTGGCATGTTGTTTCCGTAAGAACAGAATTTTGTCTGCGTCCAAAATGAGTGTCCATTTCGCCCGGTAGGGGCTCATCAGCAGGACGTTCTTCGGGCTCGACCAGCCCTAGCTACGGTTTGCTCAATTTGACTCAGGTAGAGTCGATGCGAAAAACCGCATCAAAGAAAGGGTGTGTAACTAATCGCGGAAATGGGACGTCATCTGCAATCCTGCCGATCATGAGTTCACAACTCACAATTTCGGATTCACTAATTCCGTACCATTCTGACATTACTCTGTAAGTGTCCGAGTTTGCCACTGGACAGGCATCTGTGCCTAAGAGATGCTCTCGCTCAGCCTTTCTTTGACCATCCCACCCCGGATGGTTACCTCGCATATCATAGTCTTTGTCGCCCTCAACACCGGGCAATGCTCTTATTATGCTGAGGTTTTTGGCCGTCATGACCGGTACGAAAGGGTATGCCGCCAGTTCTCCAACCGCAACCCCCTTCAACCAGGCCATTTTGGCCAGTGGTGGTCTCAGGCACCACCCATTCTTGTACCAGCGCCTACCCAGCACTGGTCCAAGTTTTATCCCATGCGTCGTGGGATAGGGCCTCATGCCCAGGAAGATCACATCTTCCAAGCGCCCCCTAACTGCGATCTTGCAGCTATAGCCGAACTGAGCGATGACGGTTTCCGCAGCGGACTGATCCCAGTCGCCCGGGACGCGCGTGACTGAGTCGTCACCGACGACTATAATAGAAAAGGATTTCAACACTGCAGCCACCACACTTCTGGGCAGTTGCATCAATCCTTCTGGATCAGTTTTAAGGGCCGCACAACACCATGCGAATATCTGCACCATGATATTCATCATGCCGTTCATCAGGGCAGTGTCGTCTCTGCCACTGGCATTCCGCTCTGGTGCGGAGAAGCGGATCCCTCCGCTGGCTGAGCCTGACGGCTTTGACCAATCCCACCACATACTGGCCGCCCTGCCAGTCTTGGGATAACCCATCTGGGTGAGCCACCACCAGATGAATTTCAAGCCCTCCTTTGTGTAGGAGGAGTCGAATGCGGAGTAGTCGCATTCGACATACTTGTGGCCATCGCCATCTTGCTCCTTCCATCTCTGGAACCACTCGTCCAGATGAGCCGGCTTATCACCGCCGGCATAATGGAAGGGGCAATGCCTGTTGAAGGAATGTTTGAAATCCTTCAACAGGGCTCTCAAGTGCGGGCCGCAGACGCAGTGAGTGAGGTCATGCGGGGCACATATCGCCCTGGGGTTGTGGGGGATGGTGTCAAGCGGGCTGTAGACAGCATCATCTCCTAGCCAAGGTTGAACATCGTGGGGACGCTTCGGGGTACCATCCCACTCAACTTTGACTATTATCTTAAAGCGGCAGGTCTTCCAGCGCGGCGTCATCTCCTTCAGATCGGCTTCATATGCTGACCTCAGGGCCTCTCTCCTAGCTGGGGGAAAAGCCTTGAGCCACTCTTCAAATTCCATGACCACATGACGATCCGTCAGAACATCTTCTGCAATATTCGAATGGTATTTCTTCAGAAATTTCTTCAGACGCTTGAAGGCACCATCGGCGGGAGTCTTGGGGGCTTCAACAAGGACCCTGGTGAGTAGTGCGATTTGGGCATTGTGAGGACAGTTGCTATATCTCGCCGGCATAGCCCTATGCAAATAACCAATTCCCATGCCGACCTGTTCGTCCATCAACCTATGCTGCCTCAGCTCCTCCTTGTTGAATGCAACCCGATCGATTTTAAGAGTAGATTTCTTTGCTAACGGCTTCAACTTTGGTCTGAGAGCCTTACTGGGATGGACCAACAGTGGTTTGGGTGTGAATGGCCCGGAGTATTCGTAACCAGCAGAGGCCTGAACATGCCTACGCCAATCTCCTTCGTCCGTACCACTGGGAGCCGTCCAATAAGCGCGTTTTTGCGCATGACAAGCGGAGCAGAC